CGGGTACGGGATGTTTTGCGGGAGCTTGGCATTGACCACCGCCAGTCGGACCTGGGCACAATCCGCGTGGCCTACATCCGCGACATGCGAAACAAGGCTGCCGGCCGGGGTGGTGACGATCAGGGCGAGCTGACCCGTGCCCGTATTCGTGAAAGCACTGCCAACGCCGTCAGCAAGGAGCTGGCGAACGCGGAGAAGTCGCAGCAACTGGTGGACGTTTCCCAGATCGAGCCCGTCCTGCGCAACTGGGCCGCCCAGGGCAGCAACGCGGTAATGGCCGCTGGAGAGCGCATCATTGAGGCCATCGAATCAAAACATGACATCCAACTGAACGATGACGACGTTAACAGCCACCTACGATCTGCCCTACGCGATATCGCAGGCTATCCACGCCAACTGGCTGGCCCTGCTGAGTAGAGCTGCGGAGGAGTTTCTTCCGCGCGAACCTGTGCCCACAGAGCAGTGGTCACAGGAGCACTTTCATCTTCCGGAAGAAGGGGCAGACTTGCCCGGCCTTTACGATCTCTATTACGCACCTTACTTTTACGGCATATTTGCTGCGCTGGACGATCCGGAGATTCCCGAAGTCGATTTGATGAAAGCTGCCCAGATCGGCTGGACCTACAGCCTCATCGCCTACCTATGCCGCCGCATCGCCATCGACCCCTGCGCCACGGTCATGATGTTCGCGGCCGAAGAGGCCGCTCGCGAGTTCGTCGACGAAAAATTCAAGCCCTCCGTTTTGGCCACGCCAGCCATGCAATGCCGTCTGGACGTCTCCTCCAGCCGCAAGGACGGCAACCGCGCACTGTTTAAGAAATTTCCCGGGGGCTTCCTCAAGCTCGGTGGATCGCGCTCCGTTCACAAGGTCAAATCGACTCCTGCCAAGTTGGTCATCGTCGAAGAACCTGACGATGCCAAGGAAAACCTCAAGGAGCAGGGCGACTCCATCAAGCTCTTGTGGGAGCGCACCAAGCGCTCTCGCCGCAGCAAGCGCATCATGGGTGGCACGCCCTCCCTAAAGGGCTTCTCCCGCGTCGAGCGCCACATCAACCAATCCGACCAGCGTGTGCTCCCCATTTGTTGTCACCACTGCGGCGAATTTCACGTACTTAATTGGGACAACGTCACCTGGCAAGAATCCGACCTCCAGCAGCACCAGGTCTACGGCAAGGCCCAGCCCGACACCGCCGTCTACACGTGCCCCCACTGCAAGGCCGAGTGGGACGACTACCGCCGCAAGGAAAACATCCGCGCCACCGTCATGAACGCCATCGCAGCCGGCGACCCACTGTGCGGCTGGACGCCCACCGCCGAATACCACGGCGCAGCCGGATTCATGGAGCTCAACGAGCTCTACTCCTGCCTCCCTGGTGCAGGAGTTGCCGATTTGGTGCGCGACCACCTCAACGCCGAACACCTTGCAGCCCAAGGTGACGAAACCGAAAAGATCGTCTTCGTCAATTCAAAACTCGGGCGCGTCTACGAATTCAAGGGAGATGCCGAAACAGCCGAAGGCCTCAAAGAGCGAGCGCTGACATACCAAGAACTTACCGTCCCCCATGGTGGATTGCTGCTCACCGCCGGCATTGATACCCAGGATGACCGCCTGGCCGTAGTGATCCGCGCTTGGGGCAGAGGAGAAGAGAGCTGGCTTATCTACTGGGGAGAGCTTCATGCCGCGACCGGTGTAACCGACACTAAAGATCCTGTTTGGCAGGAGCTGGACAAACTGCTTTTCGGCGAATTCAACCACATCGGCGGCTGGAAGATACGCCTCTCCGCGCTCTCGTTTGACTCCTCCGACGGCGGTACCAATGATGCGGTATACCAGTGGGTGCGCAGCCGTGCAAAAAAGCACCGTGCCGTGCTCATCATGGCCATCAAGGGCAGCTCCGAACGGGCCGACCCGGAGATCTTCGTACCCCCGTCAGGAAAATCCGTAGATCACCGCAACCCCAGCAAGCGTACCAAGGCCGACAAATACGGCCTCAAGGTCCACATCGTCGGCACCAACAAGGCCAAGGATTGGCTCTCCGCCCACCAACAACTTACGGGTACCGGCCCCGGCCGCTGGCACGCCTACGAAAACGTCCGTTCCGACTACTGGGACCAGATTACCTCAGAAGTCAAAGCCCCGCACCGCTCGTTGAGAGGTCGGAAAATCTGGCAACAGAAAAGCGGTGTGCGCAATGAGGGTCTGGACTGCGAAGTTTATGCCCTGCATGCTGCCCGCGCGCGCCGGGTCCACCTGATGACGCCGCAGAAGTGGGACGTGTTGGAGAGTCAATATCGGCAGGCGGATTTGTTTCAGGCGGAGGAGTCAGCAACTCGTGGGGAGACGGACTTGGCCGAGCTGGCGCGGGGATTGAATGGGTAACGAATGAATTCAAGCGCCGCCACTATGGCGCTTGAGAATGGCCGCGATGGTTGGGCGGTCGCCTTGGAATGATTGGTTATGCCTTGATTGGAGGCGAGCATGAAAGATCACACCGGATGCAAACGCGGATTTACCCAACTCTCAAAAGCCTGGTATGGACCGGCCAACCTGGAACGCTCTACTAATGTTGATGAGATGAGCATAGGCTTCTACCACCCCGAGGGCGGAACGACCGGAGAATTCCAGATTGTATGGGAAGAACTGGCCGGGAAAATCACGCCACGATTGATGGCATACGATGACGGCTGGAATGCCCTTTTTAACTTTGGAGACATGCTGGAATCCATGGCAGACATCGACGGGGAAGACATATCCCCGGATGAATTCTGCAAACTGCTCGAATCTCTTGGCATAGAGAACATGACCCCTGTTGAGCAGGCATAACAACAGATTATCCAAACCGTGCAAGGTATGCCTGCCGAACGAAGCTTCTTAAGTAGCACCCAATAGAGATTCACAACAATGACCGACTGCCCCACAAAACTAACCCAAGCCCGCCAGGCCCTTCACGACCTGCTTACCGGCACTGCCGTGGTCTCCCTCACCATCGAGGGAGAACAGGTCCAATACAACCGCGCCAACCAAGCGGCCCTGAGGTCCTACATCCAGGAGCTCGAAGCTGAATGCGGCACAGATACGGCAAGCGCTCGTCGCAAGCCGGGGAAGGTATACTTCTGATGACTACTGCACACCAAGGCGCCGACCGCTTCAACCGTGAGCTTCTGCTCTGGCGCCCCGCCCTGCGCTCTGCCGACGCCGACCTCCTGCCGGATCTCGCTACCCTGGTTGCCCGTACCCGCGACCTCATCCGCAACAACGGGCTCGCCTCCGGTGCCGTCCAAACCCACTTGGACCATGTCATCGGCTCCGGCCTGCGCCTCTCCGCCAAGCCCGATTGGCGCGCCCTGGGCCTGGATGCCGACTGGGCCGCCGAATGGTCCCGGGACGTCGAAGCCAAGCATCGCCTCTGGGCCTACGATGTCGACAAATACAGTGACGCTGCCCGTCGACTTACCCAGGCCGGCCGCCTGGGCCAGGCCTACCGCTCATATCTCTCGGCAGGAGAGATCCTAGCAACTGCCGAATGGCTGCCTGATCGCGGCTCCCGCTACGCCACGGCCATCCAGATGGTCCTTCCGGACCGCCTCAGCAACCCCGGCGACGGCATGGACACCGCCCGCCTGCGCGGCGGCGTGGAGCTCGACGCCAACGGCGCTCCCGTCGCCCACCATATCCGCCGCGCCCACCGCAGCGACGCCCGCTACTTCGGCGCCCGTGCTTGGGAGTGGCGCCGTGTTCCCCGGGAAACGCCCTGGGGCCGCGCCCAGGTGATACACATCTTCGATCAGGAATATCCGGGCCAGACCCGGGGCAAGACCGGATTTACCAGCATCCTCAAGCGCACAAAAAAACTGGACCGCTTCGAGGATGTCGCCCTTGAGGCAGCCGTCATTAACGCCATGTACGCCGCGGTAGTGGAATCCGACTTGGCCAGCGCCATGGACGCCATTGGTGGTGGCGATGTGTCCGAGTATGTCCAGCAAGTCGCCGCCTTCAACAAGGGTGCCCCGCTGGAGTTCGATGGGGTCAAGATCCCTCACCTATTCCCGGGTGAAAAACTCACCCTCACCCAGCCGGGCCAGCCCACGGATACCTTCGCCCCCTTCGAAGACGCATTCCTCAGCCACCTGGCCGCAGGCACCAATCTCAGCAAGGAGCAGCTGACTCACAGCTACAAAGACACCAACTACAGCGGCGCCCGCGCAGGCCTAGAGCAGGCCTGGCGCTTCTTCCAGGGCCGGCGCGACCTCATCGGCGGCGAATACGCTACCCAGGAATACGCTCTGTGGTTGGAGGAGGCCATCGACAAAGGCGATGTGGAGATTCCCCAGGGCGCTCCCGATTTCTACGAGGCAAAAACCGCTTGGGTTCGTTGTCAATGGATCGGCCCACCCAAGGGCAACATCGACCCCCTGAAGGATGCCAAGGGCGACGCCCTGTTGCACGACTACGGCGTTAAAACCAAAGAGCGCTGGTGTGCCGAGCAAGGGGAGGACTGGGAAGAAACAATGGAACAGCGGGCACGGGAGATCAACCGGGAACGAGAGCTTGAGGAGCAGTACGGGATAACTTTTCCAAGTCCGAGTGGGTCGGATGCGGGGGTGGTAGAGCAGGCGGAGGTTGTGGAGGGGGGATAACGATGGGTACAGGACACACTGAGACCAACACAGAGTTCACCCGCTTATTAGCGCCTGTGCCCGGGTTGATGCTGGAGCGGATCGGCATTTGCGCCAACGTGCATTCGGTGCAAGACGGAAAGGTATTTTGGGGTCGATATTACCGCGATGAAGACCTGCCGCTTTCGCTGCACCAGACCAGCCTAAAAGATTGGCTAAAACTGGAGAAGAAGGCGTTAAAGGATGGCGCATCTGTTTATTGTTGGATCGGTGACCCACCTGGGAGCACGATGGACAAGATGCGTCCTGCGTAAAAAGCTGTTGCGTAGAATACTCATATCGAGTACACTATACACATACCATCAAGCCGCGCCTCGGGCATCAGGGGCAGAGATCTCGACAGGAGATAGCAAATGGCAAAAGCATATTTTGACTGCGCCGACTGCGGTGATTCCGTAGAGATTTGGGAGCGTAACCGCAGAGAGGCCGGCCGCAAAGCGGAGTGGCACGCATCACAGGGCCATATCTGCGAGAGCTGCCGCCAGAAGCGGCAGGCCCAGGAAAATGCCGCGGCGGCGGCACATAATGCCGAGCAGGGACTCCCCGAGCTCACTGGTACGGAAAAGCAGATCGCGTGGGCGGAAACCATCCGCCGTGAGATGATCGACGTGGCCACTTGCGCTGTTCAGGGTACGGCCACCGAGTTTCAGCTACAGGCTCGATGGGATGAGGAGTACAGCTTTCGGCGCACTCATCGCGGCATTGCTGGGGACGATCCGCGGCTACCGGCCGCCATGGAGGCACTGAAGAGGCAAACGAAGGCCTCCTGGTGGATCGACAATCGCGACACGCGGTTGTCTGTGCTCCTGAAAGAGTTGGCGGAACTGGCGGAAAAGCAGGCCCGCGACACCGCCCCGGCTGCCGTCGAGGCCCGGGAAGAAGCGACGCTTCGTCCCGAGCAAGAGCAGACAGCCACCATTGCCGAAATCCGCGCTCTGGCGGACAACACCATCGAAATCCGGTTTCCCGAGAAACGTGAAGATTTTCGGGAACTGGTAAAGCAGACCCTCGGCTACCACTGGACCGGCAACGCCTGGTCCTGCCAGATCACCGACTACAACGGCCCCATCCAAGACCGCTTGGCCGAAGCGGGTAACCGCCTGCTTCAGGCGGGCTTTATCGTCCGCATCACCGACCCCGAAGCCCGCGCCGCCGCGGTAGCAGGCGACTACCGCCCCGAGCGCAAGCGCTGGATCAAGCGCATCATGTCCGGCAAATACGAGGGATGGCTTTCCATCACCTGGCCGAGGACAGACGACCACTACCACCTCGCCAAGGCCCTACCCGGATCCCGCTACAGCCGCCCCGCGGTGATCGTGCCCCCGGCGCAATACGACGCCCTCGAAGACTATGCCGAAGCCAAAAGCTACCAGATCAGCGACAAGGCCCGCGAAGCGTTGGACATTGCCCGAGAGGCCCACGAAGGGGCGCTGGTGGTCCGCCCTGCGGCGGCTCCCGAAGTTGAGGACACAAGTACGGGCACCATGCCCCCGGCAACGGGAGAGATCGATGAGGCGTTGCGGGATTGATAGGCCCATGCAAATAGAAAAATACTGCTAAAATTAGTTGATTAATAGCAATATTTTGCTGTAATGGACTCATCAACTAAACAAGCGGAGCCCAATAAAATGAAATTTATCCCGGAACTGATGGACGATCCTTCCTGCGACGAGACCGCGCTG